TTTTAATTTTCGGAATAACGCTAATATCGGTACCGTTGTTAATTCGGTTTTTTAGTTGGGTTTTTAAGTCGGTAAGATAATCCGGATTGACTTTATTGGTCATTATCGATAACACATCCACTTCTTCTTTAAAAGTATCGTGGGCCAACTGCACATTGTCCACAATTTCCTTTAACGTGTAAATCGTGTTTCGCATTTTTATTTTGTGCTTGTGCGCTAATTCCTAAAGTCGCAACCAAAGCAAAGGCTAATAATTTTTTCATTTTAAATAATGTGAAAATATTGGTATAAAATATTGCTTAAAAAAAAAAATAAGCGACCCTACAAAAAAGAGTATCAACAACAAAAGAAACGCGGTGAGCACAAAGCAAGAATGGAGAGACAACGTGCGAGACGTGCGATAGATAAGAAAGGTGTCGATAAAAATAAAAATGGTAAGGCAGATAAAAGAGAGGGTAAGGACGTAGCACATAAAAAAGCACTCTCAAAAGGTGGTACAAACAAGGATGGGTACACTATTCAAAGCAAGAGAAAGAATAGATCATTCAAAAGAAAATCAGATAGTTCTATGGCTTAAATTTTTTAAGGAGGAAACATGGAGATTATAGAAAACAACGCAATCAAATTGCGTGTAAAGAACCCTAGTGCAGTTACAAATGCAATCCGAAAATCTACAATATTAGAAGACGGAGATGTATTAGTTCATTGGGGTATAAAAGAAGCACAAGTATTGAAAGGTCTTGGTATAGATATACCGTCACCAATTAATACATACGAATGGACAGGTAAGCACAAACCATTCAAACACCAAATAAAAACATCATCATTCTTAACTTTAAATAAAAAAGCATGTTGCTTCAATGAGCAAGGTACGGGTAAGACCGCATCTGTAATATGGGCATCTGATTTTTTGATGAAGCAGGGAATAATAAAACGAGTTCTTGTGGTGTGCCCACTATCAATTATGCAGTCTGCTTGGTTGCAAGATTTATTTACTTTTGCCATGCACCGCCATGCAAATATTTGTTATGGGACAAGGGATAAAAGAAAACAGATCATTAATTCTAAAGCTGAATACATTGTCATAAATTATGATGGGGTTGAGATAGTAGAAGACGAAATCGCAAGTGGAGGTTTTGATTTAATTGTAGTTGATGAGGCAAATGCTTATAAGAATACAACAACAAAGAGGTGGAAAGTTCTTAACAGATTAGTTAACGATAAAAAATGGGTGTGGCTACTTACGGGTACCCCTGCTTCTCAATCACCTGTAGATGCGTACGGATTAGCAAAGCTAGTAAACCCATCTGGGGTACCACGATTTGCGGGAAGATGGAAAGACATGGTTATGAATAGAGTATCGCAATTTACATGGATACCAAAACCAAATGCTAAAGATTTAGTACATAGGGTCTTGCAACCCGCTATAAGATTCACGAAAGAACAGTGCTTAGATTTACCCGCACTAACCTATCAAACACGTGAGGTACCTCTCACAAAACAACAACAAAAATATTATAAGCTCTTGAAAACACAGATGGTGGTACAAGCGGCGGGAGAAGATATATCTGTTGTCAATGCGGCTGCTGGAATGAATAAACTTCTACAGTTGTCAGGAGGAGCAGTCTACTCTGATGCAGGAGAAATCATATCCTTTGATGTGAAATCAAGATTCAAAATACTAGAAGAAATATTAGAAGAGACAGCAAATAAAGTTGTATTGTTTGTGCCCTATCGACATGCCATACTCTTACTCAAAGAAGCATTAGAGAAGAAAAAACATAGTTGTGAGGTTATAAACGGAGATGTCCCCGCATCCAAACGAGCAAGTATATTTAATAATTTCCAAACGAAGGATGACCCAAAGATATTAATTATACAACCTCAGTCAGCATCACATGGGGTAACTCTACATAGGGCAGATACAATTATATACTGGAGCCCAGTAATGTCTGTGGAAACATACTTGCAATGTAATGCAAGAGCACACAGGGCGGGACAGAAAAACCCAGTTACAGTCTACCATTTAGAGGGTAGTGAGGTGGAGAGAAAAATCTACAAGATGCTTCAAAACAAGATAGATATACACTCCAATATTATTAATTTATATGACGAAGTAACAAAGTAAGATAAATAGTTGACATACATCTTAAACCTTGTTATAGTCTACTAAAGTTTATTTTTTAGGAGGAAAACATATGGCAGTGTCCGTAGAAAATCTCGTAAATGCCTATCGAGCCATTAGAGATAAAAAGTCTGAACTGGCTAAAGAGTACGAAAGTAAAGAACAAGCACTACTTGAAGAACTTGATGTTATCAAACGTGAATTACTTAAGGTTTGTAAAATGATTGATGCTGATAGCATAAAGACAAAAGCGGGAACAGTTATGAGAGGAATACGTAGTAGGTATCAAGTCACAGATTGGGAACCCATTTATCAATTGATAGAGGAAACTAAATCCTATGACTTGCTAGAGAAACGTATAAATCAAACTAACATGAAAGCATTTATTGAAGAGAACCCTGATAAGGTACCACAAGGTTTGAACTCAGTAAGTGAGTATACAATCACAGTAAGGAGGTCATAGAAATATGAACGTGAGCAAAGTAGAGGATAGTGAAACCCTACTTACGATTGGAGATGTTGCAACCATGACTAAGTTAAGTGTAAACACCATCCGTAATTTTATTAAACGTAATGACATACCTTTTATCCTGTTAGGTAATCTATATCGTTTCAAAAAAGATGATATAAAAGACTGGATAGAAAAAGGTAGAAACAAAAGACCAACAAATAGCGATGTACATTAATGAGTAAAAAAGAGTTAGATATTTTCAAAAAAGGTTTACCTAGCCACCTTAAGGGCATAGGATTAGATGAAGCTACTAAGAAGCTGATGGGTAAGACAGCGGGAGGTAGTAAACGTATATCCATCAAGGGTAGTGTATTTAGAATGATTGTAAACGGTGAAGAGACCGCAGTGAGTGAGGAGAGGTCACAGAACTGGATAGTTGTAGCAGTGTCAGATGACGTACAAAGAGTGTTCTTTGAGGGTACATACAAAGAGGGACAGACTATGTCACCTAGATGTTGGTCAGAAAACTCTAAGATGCCTGATGCTAATGTACCTGACCCAGTCAGTAAGTCTTGTGAGACATGCCCTAACAATGTTCAGGGTTCAAGTAGTACAGGTGGTAAAGCATGTAGACATAGCATGAGAGTAGCAGTTATGTTAGAGAATGATCCTACGCACTCTATCTATCAAGTTGTGTTACCATCCGCTTCTATATTTGGTAATGGTGAGCATTACAAGTGGCCTTTCAGAGCCTATGGTAAATATTTAGGTTTGAATGGAGTTAGTATCAGTTTGGTTGTAACTAAAGCATCCTTTGATATTAAGAGCCCAACACCTAAACTTACTTTTGCACCAGTAAGAGAAGTTACCGCAGAGGAGTATGAAGTTATTAAGACTAAATATGAAGCTGAGGAAACAATAAAAGCTACTAAACTTAATATCATGCCACCTGAGAGTAAACCCAAAGCTATAGCAGATAATTCTGATGAGCCAGTAGTTAAAGCTAAAAAAGAAACTGGGGAGAAACCACAGTCAGCTTCAGATATTGCTAAGAAGTGGGCAAATGAGTAGATATTAGTCTGGCAATAGAACTCTGTAAGGTGTGAGTGGGAGCCTATTGTCAGGTGCCTATCATCAAGGGCACTTATTCATTTTGAAAACCACACCAGTGGGGGTCGACAACTCCATAAGTTTTACCTTTCCTGTTGATGACCCCACATTTTTTTGGAGGAATTATGAATAGCACGGATGCAGTTTCCATATTAAATAGTTTTTGTATACAATATAAATTACCTTTGGAAAAAGTTGCTAGTTTAATTGGTGTTACTAGAGGGACTTTACGGAGTTGGAGACAAGGCAATACCTTACCCAAAGGAGAAGATTTAAATAAACTTATATTGTTTATAGAAATACTTGAGATACATACAGATAAAGTTAGAAAAAAATGTATCAACGAAATTAACGATTTGCAGGATTTGGAGGAGGAGTTTTGAGTACGGTATCAACAAAAGAATTTCTGAAATCCGTTCTGCCTGAACTAAAAGAAAATGAAAGTTATGTTGTAGCATCAAACTACAAACCAAAGGTAGGGAAGATACAGCATAAAGCTAAGAAAGTAAAAACTTTAGATGAGATAATTAGTGAGGGTGTTCATATTGAGAGCACAAATAAAAATACTTTTTATCGACTTGGTAGTGTACGTACAGACAGTCCAAAAATTGATGCTGAATCTGTACAAAAATTAAAGGCATTTTTTCTAGATATAGATGTAGGTAAACCTAGTAACTCTTATAAAGATAAACCTACCGCTAGAAAAGACATTGATGATTTTATTAATGAATCAAAGCTACCAAAACCTTTCATTATAGATTCAGGTAATGGGTTTCATTTATATTGGGCTCTTACTGAGGCTATCAGTAAAGAAGAGTGGTTGTCATTTACAAGTGATTTTTCAGAGTGGTTAAAGGATTCAGATTTAATTATTGACCCTAGTGTTGTAGCAAAACCAACGCAAGATTTGCGGCTTGTAGGAACTAGAAATTTTAATACAGCAGAAGATGTAGAACTAAGAGCAAAGATATTAGAAGTAGGTAGTGTAGAGCCATTTGATACTTACAGGAACCTAATCCCAAAAGGTGTGGGTAAAGACGTAAAGTTTACAGGTGC